TCATATTCAAAGTCAAAATTACTGACAACAGTCTGGCAAAGCACCAGCAATGTCGCACAAAATCCTGAAATAATATTCATACTTTACAAATTTACACCTTTTGCCACACAAGTATAACACGCTTTACATTACACGCTTTACATTTTTATTGCTTTCTTGTTAAGCTGTAAATACTGTAAAAATATGACAACAGGGATTGAAATACTGTCGGACATGACAAAAAGGGATATAAAGAGACTTTCTATTCCATCCTCAGTGTACCCAGCTAACAATGGAATGACGGTCCCCTTGATAAACAGGAGTAATCGAATGAGGAAAGCACGGATTGCTCGGAAACACGATGGCACTGTGGGCCAGTCTGGAGATCACATGTTCCCCTCCGAAGAAACTAAAGTTTCCTCCCTCGTAGTTGTCATTAAGAAGTAATGAACAAGTTAGAATTCGCGGCTTGTTGAATTGTGAATGGTCAACATGCTCCTTGTATTCATGAGACTCATCGCCTTTGTATAGAAGATGATCAAATCCACTGTTCTCCATTTTTAAGCTGTCAAAGAATTTAAATTCCTGAATATATGATTTAAAGATATCACTAAAAATAGAGGAAATCTTTTCCTTAAACTGTGATTCAAGAGGCTTAACATAACAACGCCGAGCTTCACTGCTCTTACCCCCTCCCGCAGTCGCGGGAAAGAATTTTAAATCAGGTTGCTTTATGATTTCTTCAGCTAGATCAGGGGAAATAATGTTATGGTATTCCTTAACGTAGTACGGCAACAGTAGCTTTAAATGTTCTATACTAGTCATTTTGCTCCTTATGAATTTTCTCCAGTTGTTTCTTGTCCTGGCAGTGGTAGCAGGAGATGTGAGTAAAGTGCAGGTGCTTGGCGATGACCGAGCGCTGCATTCCATAGACAACTTCATCATTTAAGATGAGAATAGGGTGTGTAAGACCGTTCTTTTGTATATCTAAGCTTAACTCTCGGATTGATCTAGACAGAGGAGTCTTGGTTACAATAGGTTCATCAGATATTAAACATCTAATTAAATCAAACCAGTCTACTCCTCTTAGTTCTTGGAGAGAAACTATCTTATGGATGGAAGGATAGTCAACTTTCTTTGCTTTAAGATAGCTCATTATTTATTTTTTATTTTTTCACAGGGGCAGGCTCTCCCAATTTTACAGGAACATACTTCTAAAATTTCATTCATAGATGTCTTTTTCCGGTCATATAAAGTTTTATCTTTCACAATACGTTGTTTGTATTTAGGAGTGCGAACTTCTTTAGCCACAGGATTTTTCTTACGTTCCGGCATCGCCCCAGCTCTTTCCTGTTTCTATGTCCACTCTGCTTGGGACAGCCAACTCAACGCAAGTTTCCATAATCTCTTTTATTCTTTCCTGGTCTTTTTTATTCTTGATGGAAAAATCCAATTCATCGTGGACCTGGATGTGTGCTACGTATCCCTCTTTGGAAAGCTCCAGCATAGCTTTCTTTGTTTGATCCGCAGCTGATCCTTGAATCAGTCTATTGAGAGCTTTATAAGTCCAGGCGCGTTTAATCATATGTTCGCCATATTCGTCTTTCGCTTCTTTCAAAGGTAAGGCTTTCTGGCCCCATTCATTGACAGGTTCCCATAAATCAAATCTGCATCGTCTTCCCAGAAGTGTGCGTAAGTATCCTTTTTTTCCAGCCTTATACATTGTGTCTTTCATAAGCTGCTTAACAAAAGGAACTTTGCCGTGGTACGTGGCTAGTATTTCTTCAGCGTCTTCTAAATTAAGGCCTAATTGTGACATAAGTTTCCCTTTTCCCATACCATAAAACAGTCCTAAATTAATTGATTTAGCCTGCTTGCGGGGTATATTGGCAATGTCCGCTACAAGTTGATGAAAATCAGTGGTGTCATCTTCTTCATAAGTGTCTAGAAATTTTGATGCTCCTGTGAATTCTTGCAAGGAAGCATAGTGGACCACGAGCCGTGGTTCCTGTTGCGAGTAGTCAAAGATCCCCCACTCGCACCCCTTTTCTGGTACAAAAATGGAACGAATTAATGGACCAAGTATGGCGTTGCGAGCGGGAATCTGCTGTAAATTCGGATTCGAGTAGGAAAACCGTCCTGTGACAGTACCACCCTGATCCGATCTCATTTGGTGTATGTCTGAATGAATCCGTCCTCGGTGCGAAAACTTGAGGATACTTTCGATGAAGGTTGTTCTCGCCTTGTTAATCTCCCTCGCCTCCACGACCATCTTCGCCAGGGGGCTTTCATGACTTGCCAGAAAGTTTTTATCGAACTTTGGCTTGCCTGTTGGAGTGGTGTCGTAAGGGATGTTCTGGGTTTGAAAAGCCTGAGCAACTGATGCTGCAGCCCATATCTCCACATTCTGACCTGTGAGCTTCTTAATTGAAGCCATAATCTTATTCTCTTTAGATAGTAAATCATTTTTTATTCTTTCCGCTTTGTCAAGATCGACCCGTACTCCTTCTTGTTTCATCTTGAATAGAACAGGAAAGAGGTCTATCTCTAGTTCAAAAATATTTAATAAGTTCTGTGATATGATTTCTTTTTTAAGATGATGCCATAGGCGTAGCGTTACAGCCGCGTCCTGTTCTGCGTATGCGCCTACGTGTGAGGCGGGAAGCTTCCACAATTCCGATTTCGGATCGATGCCCCACATTTTTGCCGCCTCGTAGAGTTGGGTTTCCAATTTCGATTCTTTCAGGTAATCCTTTGTTAATGAGTTTAAATCAAATCTAAACCTGTTTTCATCTACCAATGGTGCGGCGATTAAAGTGTCGATTATTTTGCCTCGAATGTCAATACCTAAAGTGGATAACCACCCTAGGTCATAGAAGGCATTGTGAAAGACGTAATTCATATAATCGTAAGAACACTGTTTTTTCAACCACTTAGTCACAATGTTTTTATCCATATTGGGCGGTGTTTCGTGAGCTATGGGGAAGTATCCTTCCCAGCCGTCTACCGCAACGGCGATCCCTACGATTTCTCCTCGACCAGCTACCCAGCCAGGTCCAGTGGTTTTCAGTCCAGGGTCCCGTGTCTCCACATCAATGGCTATTTCCGTGTACTCTGAGAGATCTGGAAAATGATCAGGCATCACCCATTCACTGGGCATCATATGCACTTTAGGAAACCAATTGGGCTGTTCTTTCATCTTGTTGAATTCCTTTTATGTTCAAGCAAATTAGATATTTTATACTGGGTAGTATCATAGGCTTTTTTAAGATCTTCTTTTTGGTGGAAAAGACTTTTAAGTACATTCTCATAATCAAAATTTAATTCTTCTTCCTTTACAATTATTTCTCGATATCCATCTTTATCACAAATCATTACAATACATTTTTCTATTTTTCTTTCTGAGTAAAGGTTATGTAACCAAGCATAATTAATAACCTGTTCTTTACTTTTGTCACGTTCAACAAAAATATGTTGAGAGGATTTAAAATCAATTATTGTTAATTTATTTTTATGAATTCCTACTAAATCAATAACTCTTCTTTCGTTCTTATCAAAATAAAGAGGACATTCCGTTCCCCATACTTCTTCTAATTGACCAACAATACCGTGTGATAAAATTTGGTGTGCCTTGTCTTTTGCCTCTTCTCTTGCTTCGGGGGAAGTTTCTTTAAAATAACTACCCATATCCACAGGATGATTCTCTAATCTTCTTCTACTTAATTTATCAATAACATTTTTTAAGTATTCATGCATCGCTTTCCCTACTTGAAAATAATATTCAGTTTCCTTATTTTCGTGTTCCAGCATCTCGGTTAAGTCATTACGACTTATCCAACCATAGTGCTTTTCTAAAAAACGATTACGTTTAAATTTTACCTCATGTAAAAATTTAGGAAGCATTCCAACTGTTATTTCTCTGTCCTTACTTCTTAGCGGTGATTGTTTCATTTTAATGATTTTACATATTCTTTTGTGATCCGTCCTCTTTTCTCTCCTTCTGATTCAAATGATCGATTCTTTTTATCGGAGCGTGCTTCAATCTCTCCTGCAATGGCAGCGTAGGCCGCCATATCAACGTAGCTGTCTTTTTTATGTTGGTGCATGAGCCGTGCTACTTT